TATATCTCCATCATTTTTCACATTTAACTTCCAATAAGCTCCATCTCCGCCTTCATACCATCTAAAACCAACTGTTTTAAATCTAAGATCTTCCAACTCTTGACGAACCTCCTCGTAAGTTGTCTTTATTGTAGCATTATCCGCAAACATATAACCAACGAAGGTAATATCCCTCCCGCTTAATTTGACTTCTATATTCTTTTCCCATAGTTTTTCTTTTGCATTATTATAATACATCTTTCGAGCTAATGGAAAATTTATTTTTTGAAAATTAGACAATGATCTTTGGAGCTTATCACGCATCGTTTTATTATCACATTCTAAAAGTAACTTTTTCCCCTTTCTTATTTGGTCCTGAAACAAGATAACACTAGCTATAGAATTTATTTTTATTCC